CCACTTACGCATGACTGCAACTGCTGCTAATCCGTAGCGTTGCGCGCATACTGCTCTGTCTGTGCCATGCCCTACTGGTCGTTTATCCATGCCATACCAGACTATTCGGCTTGGTAGGTTAGGTTCGCTGTAGTCTGCCCACATTGGCATATAGTCTACATCGTGAAAACACACATAATCGATCATGCCTGCACAAGCTGCGTAAGCATGATTGACTATTGCGCCTCGGTTAAAAGGTAGATCATCGTCTTGTTCTGCTAAAACAAACAATGGTTCTATGTCGGTATTTCTACGAAAGAATGAGACTGTATGAGGTAGCATCTTTTTTAGATGCTCCTCTCTGTCTCGGTAGGGGATTATTATCCCTAATCTCAAGATTTCTTTTTGTAAGGTTTAGCGGTCTTAGCAGCTTGTTTAAAGTCTGCTGCGGAAGGTGCTGCTTTGCTACCAGGCTTATTCATCTTCTCGCCTGATCCTTCTTTTATCCGTTTTCTCTTTGCTGCGATATTACTGTAGAGACCCTGTTTCATTCTTCCTCCTCGTATTCTTCTTCCTCACCGACAGCTTCCCAAGCCTGACAGCCATTCTCATCGGCACATACAAAGTCGAATATAGCACAATGACCCATGCCTTTACCAACTCCGCACTTAGTCATTTCTTCGCCTTGCATATAGTATTCGCAGGCTTTGCACTTACCTTCGCCATCCTTACGTGCACCATAGTTGGCGGTCAAGATAGCCTTTTTCTTGTTGCCTTTATTAATATCGGCATCAACTGTAGAGAGTGGGCAAGACTCGGTATCCGACTCTAGTAGACCGCCCTCGGACTTCTCAGCCATCTTAGGCTCTTTGCCAAGGAGTCCAATCATTATCGACATACCTTTTTCTTTCATATTTCACCCGAAAAAAAGCCCTATTGCTAGGGCTATAAAGAAGAATCACTAAATTCTGGGTGCAATTACCCAAGAAAATTATACAACATTTTCAAGCATTAAACCATCTTTTATACAAATCTGGTCTATTTTCTTTTAACCAATCTTTTGACTCATCGCTACATTGTTTGTAGTTTGTTCCGTAAGTTTGGCTTCCAACATGGTGAATGTATGCTCTAGCAATGTAGAGATTGTGTCCTTTAGCAATTTGGTTCATGCACCAAATGTCATCGGAGTACCAATCAATTGGCGCACAGTCCTCCCAAGTATGTTTAGAGACCCAGTTGAATATTCCTGCAATATAGTCCGTTTGGATAATTTGATTCTCGCCTTCGTAATTCAGCCCTACTAGGTTTCCTTGCCCATAACGAATGTTTTGTAGACCCTTGGCATAATTTGTTCTTGCTGCGACAGAGCCAATCTTGTCATCAACCTGTTTTATAAGCTCTACATCAGCGATTAGGTCTTGGTAGGATGATGGGTTCAAGACTACATCATCGGCACATGCTACAGCCTCTGCATAGTCCTCAAAAGCCTTATTAGTAATAAAGTTCCATGCCTTGCCACCTTTATCGTAAGTATGCTCAAAATTCCTAGTTTTATGCTTTGGTAATTTGTAATCTGATCCGCAAATGTAGATTTCCACATCTTCTGGCACATAGAGTTCTACAGATTTAAGTAGAACTGGTAAACACTTTTGGTTTTTAGAGCAAATTACGATTGGCGGTTTTTGCATTGTAGACAGACAAACCTTTCGTTAATTCCATGATTGTATATCTCGAAAATCCCATTCTCGGTTGTCTTTCTCTCCTGACACCTTGAGCAGATCCGCATAGTCTTTAGATTTGGCTTTCTTGTCGAGTTGGTCTTGGAGTCGCTTTTTGGCATTGTGTAGGTCTGTCTCGAATCGTTTTGTAGATATTCTTAAGTGATGGGCTAGTTGATTCTGACTAGCGTATGGATGGCTTATATAGCGAGCCTTTAGCATCTTTCTGAGTTCTAAGGGTAAACCCTTAACTGCTTGTTCTATTAGCTCTCCATCTTGGTTGTCGGGTTCGTAGTGCGGTTCTTCTGGTGCGTAAAGGTTGCCGAGTTCGGGAATGTAGTTCTTTTCAAATGATCGACAAGTAGAGTCTGGCTGTGGAATAACTGATCCAGAGACATACCAAGCCCAGTTTTTTAAGCGTTCATCTAATGTCATTCACATTCCTGTGTTTAATGAATTGTATAATTGTATACAAATTTTCTGTATTATTTCAATATGTTAACTACTTTGGGATATTTATGGCTAAAGCCTCCTGCACAGATGAAGAATTTATAGCCTTTTGGAAAGAACATCAATCCCCCGAAAAAGTTAGTCAAGCTATCGGTATTAGTGTACGCAATACCTTAAAAAGACGCAGAACTATAGAGCATCAATATGACATTATTTTAGATGCTTTGACTCCAAGTGGGATGCCTAAGATTTATATTCCTGATGAGCAAACACAAGCTAATATCACAATTGACAATGGTGTAATCTTAGTCGGATCGGATTGCCACTATAACCCAGAGTACACTACGACAGCCCACAGAGGATTTGTTCAGTTTGTAAAGTATCTGAAACCAAAGATTGTGATTCTCAATGGGGATATAGCTGACTTTGCTAGTATCTCAGCACATCATCGCATCGGTTGGCAGAAAACTCCTACAGTCAAAGAAGAACTAGACGAGATACAAGAAAGACTTGGGGATATTGAAAAAGTAAGACCAGCAGGTTGTAAGTTAATGATTACGATTGGTAATCACGACTTACGATTCTCAGGCAAACTATCCAACATCCTGCCACAGTACGAGGGCATCAAAGGTTTTGATATTGCAGATCACACTCCGCATTGGAAGTGGTACTGGTCAATCATGGTCAATCAGACCTGTATGATTAAACACAGATGGCACAACGGCATCCATGCGGTCTACAACAATACAATGAAATCAGGTACAAGTTTCGTTTCAGGGCATCTACATTCTCTCAAGATAACACCTTGGACTGACTACACCGGCACACGATATGGTGTAGATACAGGAACTATGGCTTGTATTAAAGATAACCAGTTTGCCTACACAGAAAATAATCCTGTTAACTGGCGGGCTGGTTTTGCAGTATTGACCTTTATCAATGGCAAACTCATGCCTCCTGAACTTGCAGAAGTTATTAATGAGGATGAGGGTTTAATTTACTTTCGGGGTCAGTTACTAAAAGTATGAAGTTAACCTCCACTATCCTAAAGAATATCTACAATATGCTTGTGGTGTGTGAGCCTTTCGATAAATGGGATATGCCTCTTGCAGAGCAGATAAAGTTTATTGTGGATTACGACCCAGACACAATGGGAACTTACTTGTACGATGATGGTGCAGACAAGTATGAACACATCATTACAATATCAGCAGCTAGAAATGGCTTTATAGAAACCTGTATCCGTACAATGGCACATGAAGCCATCCACGCTAGTAGGTGGAACACTTCTACTTGTGCCTGGACAAAGCACGATAAGACTTTTAGATACAGGGCTAAGTTAGTGGCAGAGTCTTTAGGGTTTGACCCTCTTGAGCTTTAAATCTTAATTAACCACCTATCTTTAGGTTTGGTAACATTTGCTGTCAGACCTAAAGTTTTGACAGATTCTTTAAAAGATAAACCTGTTTTAAGTTGATGATGTCTTGGTATTCTACGATGAATAAAACCACCATATTTGTCAATAAAATGAACTTCTGGTCTTGTAACACCTAAGTGCATAAAGTTTGATGCTTTATAAATTCCACCATTATGTTTATGTTCAGGATCACTAAAAGAAACAACAAATTTATATTGCATTTTTTTTAATTTTTTATGACAAATGCTTAAAAATTTAGTTAGTGGAAAATTATCATTTCTTGGTTCTTTTCTACATAATCTTTTAAGTTCAACTAAATTATCATCAGTAATTTCAAAATTAGTAATTTTTGATAAAAATTTAGATTGATAAGTATTAACCCCAATTCCATAGTTGGCAACTGCATACAAATCATTTTCTAAAAACCACCCAAAAAATATATTTTGACCGGCTGGAACAATTTTGCTGTAGTGCCATGTTTCAATAAATGCTTTTGCATCATGCAAAGATATTTCTAATACTTTTGGTGGCTCATCTACAAAATACCCAAAATCAAAAGTATTTTGTTTGTTTTTCATTTCATCACCCCAATATATCCCCGTTCAAAAAGTTCACCAATGGTTGCTCGGTGCGCCTGTTCCCACATCTCAATCCTTGCGACTTTTGTAAGTGTGCTAGATGTATCGGCTTCCGCATGGCAGCGAAAACAGAGGCTTGCAATGCGAAAATCGGATGCCTTAAGTCCACGACCTTTGCCATCTCGTAACTGGTTGGAATGTGCAGCCACGACAGTTCCATCTTCTATCCCACAATGTTGACATGGTAATAGTCTAGCAAGTTCTAGGAGTTTTTTGTTTCTATACATTTTCTTAGGTATTCGTTTTCTTCTCTTGTTTTCTTTAGCAACTGAGATAAATGGTGTGCTGTCTTTAGCATCTCTTTATACCTATTTAGGTATAAATTGTAATTTGTAGAGTCCACTATTTTGTACCAATCTTTATAGAAATGTAAACAATAAGAAACACAATCAATGCCCAGATGTAGACAAAGTCGCTATCGAGCATGATTATCTACAGATCGGTTAGTAGCCTCTAGACTGCGCCATATCTCAACTTTAAGTTGTGCTGCAGTCAGCATCCATTTGATCTTTTCCTCGCACTCCACAGCCTCTTTTAAGCCCTCTAGTAGCCCGATATACTCTGGGTCAGCATAGGCATCTACCTCGGCTGCTGCGACAGACTTAGCCGATGACTTAGACATCAGAATACTGCGTTTAGACTTTAGGAAGTTTTCTAAGTAGATTCTGTTTGCCTTGGCTTTAGCAAAGTCTCCCGAATACTTCATTATGTACTCTACTGCTTTTGTTGGATCTATATCCATGTTCCCCACTCCCCTTTATTCCCTTTAGCCCATTGTTCCCCATATAGAACTAATAAGTCTTTATCTATCGTATGGTCTGATAAATACTTTCTCCACTTAGTCAGACCCCAAACTGCTCTCCACTTACAAAGTTGCCGTACTGCCGATCTTAGCCGAAAGTCTGGCTCTAAATTGGGCAAAAGATTCTCCTGCATATGGGTTTAATCCTAGTTCTCTGCCCTTGGCTAAAGTAAGTTCATCGCTTGCATACCAAGGCAATGGTGGTCTTTTATTCTCTTTTTGCTCGATAACAAGCTCATCCTCGAACCTTTCCTGATTCAGCCAGGTAGAGGCATGAGGGATAAACTCCCAATCAGTTCCCTTTGCTGCCCAGTATTTTCGATGCTCTACTATTGCCTCTAGTGCCTTTTGTTGATTTTCTTGACTTAGTTTTTCCCACGATCTTTTTGCTGTTAGCTTTCCGACCTTTTTGGGGTACTGCGCCCAAAACAAGTTGAACTCCATCTTTTTTCCCTTTCATATTTTCTATTGCCTTTACCAACATACTTTCTAAACCATGTTGCAACAACAACTTATGACCTTCCTTATCAAACACTACCTCTACATTCGCAGAGCCATCTATGTTTTCGCTAATTATCTTGACTTGTATCTTCATCCATCCACACCTTTATGTTTTTGTTAAAGTCTGCTTTCATAAGAACTGGCTTATTTAAGCAATCTAACATTTTATATAAATTCTGCTTTACTTCTTCTAAGTCCTCTCCCATTACACCAACACCTCTTGCTGTGTATAGATAAGGCTCATGGTTCTTATCGTAAAAGACCTCGCATACCTCGACCCAAGGTTCTCCATTGTTCTCGTCTGAAAAGTCTACCACTCTATGATTCCAATGCATTATTTACTCGCCAAGATGTAAAGACCCACATTACTAAACGCATATCCTGTATATACAATTGCCATAGGCACATTCCCTTTTAGGGCTTGTTCGCACCCAATATAGGCATAGATCAAGCCGGTAACGATAATAAGCCAAGCACTCACTTTTTCTTTCTTAGCTCTATATGCTTTTGTAAAATATACCAAAACTTTGATTTGATAATCATTTTTTCCCCTTTGTGCATGAAACTTTAATAATCTTATACGAGTTCTACAAATAAGTCTTAAGTATTTTCCCTAATAAAGTGAAAGCATCCACAGGCATAAGGTAGGTCTAACTCTTGTATAAGACTGACACTTGGCTTTTCTCCGTTGTTGGGAATAAGGTAAAACTCTTGGCACTTGAACTCTGGGAATAAAGATGCGATATAGACAGGGCTATAGATCCTATGGGCGTTAAATTCCACACATGGTATACCTACCGGCACGACAAAGAATAAATGCTTTCCTGCGCTTTTCTTGAGGTTTTGGATAGCTTTTAGATCACCTGTGTTGTCTAGCTGATCTCCGTATCTACCAAGACCAATATGTTCTACAACATGGCAACAAGAAAGAGACTCTACAGGGTCTAAGTTTTCTACGCTTATGTCTATTCTACCTACTAACAAATTTGGTACTTGTAGGTTTGGTTTGCGATAGTCAAAGAACTTAGTGGGAATGGTGGCAGCTAGGGTAGTGCAGAGATGTAGAGATGAGCTAATGTCGTAATGGATCTTGGGGTTTACTTCGTTTATCTTTCTGACTGCCCAGGCAACATGGTAAACATAGTGTTCATCAAACCCATGTCCGTTATCGTCTCCCAGACAGGGAAAGGCATTACAAGGAAAACGATCCTCTTTCTCTAAGAATTGTAGAGCCTGTTCTCTGTATGTTTGTTCATCCATAATGTTTCATATTTAATACATTAACTACCTTAAGGTAATGTTTATATAACAATATACAACTTGTAGGTAAATATTTAAATAACTATATATTTTGTATATATCTATTTCCAATATTTATTATCTTCTACCTTGTACGCTATGCCAAATATTTCAGTTTTTTCTTGCTTGCAATACGCTAGATGATCTAGGTGTTTTTGTATTTTTTCTACAAGCTCTGGCGATTTTGGTTTATCGACCCATACATACTTACCATTTTGTTTTATTAACATTTTTTATCCTAAAGACAAAAGAACGACCAACATCACCGAGGTGATGATTTCTACAAGTGATGTATCCTGTTGCAAAATCTGAATAGCTGGCTTGTACCAAACTACTCGGCTATCGCAGGTGTCGACCCTCGCTGTCTGCCACTTCCTCGCAGACCCTCTAGCCCATCTAGCATTTTTCTATAGCGTGCAGCATTTAACGCTTGTCTGGTCGCAAAAGGAAAACCCCAATAGTCTTAGGAGGGGTATGTCCCTTGGCATGGGCAACTGTTGACAGTTGAATAAGAGATTTCTCGCTGACTGTCTACAACTACACATACCCCGCCTAAAAATACTGGGGTTGTTACTCTTATTCGTGCCTTGGTTGCCACACCAGACGATTCTATTATAAACCAAAACTTATATCCCGATCAGTTCATTCTGTTTAAAAAATAGGCAAATTAGCCAATAATTTCCCGATCAGAACTCAAACTCTATAGTCATCCGATGGATCAAATTCTTTAGAATTTAACCCTATTAGGATACTGCCTTTTTTAATGTTAAAAGTGTGCATCTCGCCAGGATTAACTGTGTAAATTTTGCCTATTTCCATGTTTACAGGCTCTTTATTTTGTATGGTAAGGGTAGCTTCACCACAAGACAATAAAAAGCGTTCTGTCTTGATTT